GATGCCGGCCACCGCGCCTTTTGAGTTACCCTGCGCGTCCTTGAGCCCAATGCCAAGCGCCTTGAACGCCTTCGCGGCACCCGACTCAACGTCAACCGATGCCTCACCCATTTTCTCGGCCAGGTCAGTCAGCGAGTCGCGCGCGCCCTGAGCGTCACCGCCCATTGCCTCAGCGGCTTTGCCGAACGCGTCAACGTTCTCAATCGTCTCACCCAAAGCGTCTGACGTCTGCTTGAGGGCAACAATCATATTGGCCGACTCAAAGACCCCGCCAATACTCGCACGCGCAGCCAGGAAGCCAGCAAGCGCCCCCGTAGCCGTGGCAATCAGGTTGCCCATTGACTGGCCTGTTTTCTCGGCAGCCGCATCGGTGTTTTTAAGCTTGGCAATCAAGGCGTCAGCAGACAGTGACGCCTTGTTGTTCCCCTCGGTTACCGACTTGGTGTCGGATTGAAAGACCGTTACCCAAGTGTCGAGAATGCCGCCCATTGTTACCGCCTATTTTCGCGTGCGTATTCCGCTGCCTTGTATTCGTTGTAGCGGTTGACCTGTATTGCTTCCCACAGGTCAAACGCTTCCTCAAGGTCTATGGTTGTTTTGAGTTCGGTGAGGCTGACAGATCCCTGGCTACCGGTGAGGATGCACGCAATGAATCCATCACAGTTTGGGTAATCAACGGAAGGTGCTTGGCAATCAACTCGCGCAAGAAAGTCGAGAGATCGCCTTGACCGAAAAAACTTGTGTTGTATTGCAACATGGCGTACTCGATGCGCAAAAGCGACTCGGCGTCAGGCACGTGGTTGTTGATCAACGCCGTATTGGTGAGCTGAATTTCTCGCTCTTTGCCTTCCTCACCAACCCGAACTGCCACATAACTCATGAGCAAACCCATCACATCCTTTGATGCTTGGTACTCGCCAAGCTTAGGGATATTGCTCACAGGATATTTGGCCATCACTTCCCGCATTGGTACTGCGGGAATCCGCGAAATGATAAACGTCTTCACGTTCCCGTCGCAGTCCTTGATTTCTACATCTTTCGGTTTGATGAGGTCAGCCATGATCGTTAGTTCCCCGAACCTTTAACGGTTGCAATGTTTTCGAATGTGAAGCCGTACACACTGTCTTTGTAACGGCCTGCCGATGTTGCGGAACGGCCAGGCATGTAAGTCATTGCCTTGCCCCCTGATAGCGTCACAGTGCCCCCGTCAGGGTAGCTGACGATCATGGTTACCTTGTCACGGGCAACCCGCTTGCCTTTGGCCGCACGGTTGGCATCAAAGCCGTACTGCAACGCAATGTCATCCTCACCGCCAGGGATGAGGGCGACTTTCACCGGAATAGGCTTAGGCGCCGACCACGTTACCAAGTCCCCGTTGGCGGTCATTGCTGCGTCAGCAATTTGAACCTCGGGGATGTCCAGCGGGTCGGTGCCGTCCGCAATTTCGGTGGCGGTGATGCCGTTCGGGTAAGTCTCGCTGAACACCAAGCGATAGCTAATGCCCGTCGAGCTGATATCTTGCGACATAATTTATGCTCCAATTATACGAGGTTGTGCGAGCCTTCGATTTTGCGCACGACATCATTTTTCGAATAAACGAGAGTGTACACGGCTTTGTATTCAGTCGTGTTGCTCGGGCCAGTGTACGGAACGATAACGACGTCACGCCAAACACCATTGGTCTGCACATCGCGCCAGGCATCAACGTCACCGGTGAGCTGCGTAACTGCGACCTGCTGCAACGTGGTCAACACCTTGCCGACACTGATAACGCCGTTGCGCTTGCCCTGTTCGATGCGACCTTCCAACAGGCCGAGAACCGCACCGCGCCCTTGGTCGTTCGCAGCGATTTGAGACAGGGCGATTTGGCCGCTGAGGAAATCTGCTTGTAAGGCCGACTTCAACCACTGCTCATTGAAATGCACGTTCATGTCAAGCGGGGCGGTTGCACCACCTTGCAGATAACCGCGTTGGAAGAACGCAATTTTGGTGCCCGCGTTGGACGTGGTGCCGTAGTAGTTCACGCGCAGCGCATCCATGCCGTTCGCGGTCGCATCATCGGTCACGTCATTATCGTTGGCGAACGGGCCTTGACGGTACATAAAGTTGACCACGCTGTTGCTGCGGTCGTAGTCGATAGCCGCACCGATGGCAGCGGGCAACGACTCTTTGAACTCACCAACAATACCGTTGAGAATCAGGCCGGTTGATGCGTACTGAGCGAGCTGAGCGGCTGCCTGAGCTGCGTTTGCCAACGACACCTGCCAGTAGAACTGATATTTAACGTTCAAGCCTGCAACGTACAGCGAGACCGCCTCGGCTTGGTCCAGGGTGATGGCTGGCGACGTGGTGGCGTAGGAGAGCGAGCCGAACGAGTCGGTGATTTGCTCAGCAGCCTGCAGCGCTTCCACAGGGCTTTGAAGTGCTGCACCTGGCGACATGATCGCAGTAGGCAAGCGCCAGCCGAGCAACCCGCCGACGTCGCTACCAGCGGCCGCACCGACCGAGATAGCTGCAGCACCTGCAGCACCACCAACCAAGTTGAACGTTGCACTTGGTGCGTCAAAGGTGACGGTTGCGGTTGCCCATACTGGTGCAACGTCGGCGGCACGAATGGCAACCTGCATCGCACTCGCAACGTCGGCCATGGTCACGGCAGCCGCGAACGTCAGGCCGGTGAGTGCTGCAGTAACAGCGCCCATTGTCAGCGTGAGTGTGCCGGTAGTGATGGCTTGGAATGCTGCCAGGTCCGGCGCGATCTTGCCGCCGAAAATGCGCGGGGCGCGGGCAACGTCAACGTACGGGGCGAACCGCAACAGTTGGGCTTTGCTGGCAGGTGGTGGCGACACATAGGCCGCATACTGCGCAGCAAACTCAGCATCAGGGGAAGCCGCACCGAACAGCGCGGCAGCCTCAGCGCCAATCTCACCGGACAAGGTGACCACGCTGCCGAATGGCACTTTGGGGTCAGTAGTGAACCGAAGCCCGCAGAGCGAGCGCGCCGGGACAACCTGCGCGCCGACGACCCCGGACACAATAGGAACGTAACGGTTAATGCTAATAGGCATGATGGCCCCTTTATACTCGGTGGATTGCGATGTCTGCGGTCGTGATTATCGCAGATTGTTGGATTATGGTGCGCTTGTAACTCATCGTAAACTCAAAGCTTGGCCCTGCCTCATATTGGGCGCGGTCGTTCACAACAAAGTTGGGCTTGGTGGCGGGGATTTTCTCAAGCCCCATGTTGTTTGCTTTGAGCGCGGCGCGGAACCGAGGGGAGTTAACCAGCATCAACGCAAGCTTGGTGATGTCCTGCGCCGTCAGCTTGCCCAAGTCGGTTTTGTCGACCGGGGCGAACCCCTGGACTTGGAACGTGATGCGCCACCGCTGTACGCTGGTGTCAATGGTGCTACCGGTCAAAGGGTTGTGCTGAGTCGTGAAGCCCTGCGCACCGTTGGGCACGTCGCCAGCTTCGGCAAAGTACAGCACAGGCCCGTCAAGCCGCCCTTGGCTGTCAGGCTGAAAGCTGCTCACAACGTCAATTTCAGGGTGCCCTTGAGCCGTCAGCATGGCAGTCATCTGCGTGACAAAGAACGCGCGGATTTCGTTGTTGGTCATTAGTCGGCCGCTCCGATGTCAACGAACATTGCGGACTGCCAGCCGTCAACGTCCAACCAAGGCAGGTCGCTCACGGTGCTGTATTTGCGGCCGTTGCGCTCGCACAGGTCCGGTGAGCCGTTGCGCTCAATCGCGGTGATGTGTTCGGTGGTGTAGAACATAAAATATTTCTTGCTCAGGTCCAGGCCCAACGCCTCGTACTTGGTCTGGTCGATTGGTTGCCACGATCCCTCAACAGGCACCTGCGCGGCATACGTGGTCACCCAATCACCAACCGCGTTCTTGGTGCGGCCGGTGGCGCGGCTCAGGGCGATTGACTGGGGTGCTATGACTGTCAGCGCAATGCTCAACAGGTTGTCGCCTGGCACCATCATAACGTTGCGTCCCTTTCGGTTGTCTGGTTTGTCAGGCTGGATTGCATATAGCCTGTGTCATGCAGTGGGTCTTTGTTCACTTCCTCAATGCTCAAGCCGCGTTTGCGTGCCCGAGCTGCAACGGTTGAATCTGCAAGCTTTTCGAACTCTGCAGTTGCTAAGGTCTTGCGGATGTCGCCGGCCACCTGCAACCCAAGAGCGTCGTACATGTAAACCGCTGTCATCTTGCCATCAAGCACGCGGTTAGTACCTTTGGCCAGCAGCACTGACCAACCCTTTTGCTTTTCGGTCTGCGTTGCGCGCACGAATGAGCGCGGGGGCTGGCCGTTTGCAGGGTTGCCGAACTCAGCAATAACCGCAGCGTACGCAACGGGCACATTGCTCTCAGGGTACTTGGCTGTTGAGAACCAACCAACAGCGGCTTGCTTTGCCTGGACCTCAGCAAGCCGCTTGTTCAACAGGTCGTGCCCGACACCAGGCCCCTTGGAGACTTTCACCGGAACCGAATCCTGCCGCCACGTGGGGCTCCGAACACACCACGGAATGCCAGACCCTCGGGCGAACCCCCGACGATACCGCCACCGCGTGACAGGATGCGCAGCAGCGCGGCCAGTTGCTTACCGTATGGGCTCAGGCTCAACCAGTACCCCCACGCGCTAGTGCTCTGCGGTTGCTCAAGGCTCACCGTTACCTTGTCGATGGTTGCCCCGGTCACCGGGGCGGCGCTGGTGTTGCCCGCAACAATGAGCGCGTTGAGGTATGTCAGGTGCGCGGTCAGCAGGTTTAGAGCGAGCTGCAGTTGTGCACCGCAGATGCCGCCCCAATCCTTGGGATAAATGTACGCGGTCGCCATAGTAAAATACCCGGATAATTGCTCATCCGGGTATTTGGTTGTACTCGTGAACGCTGGAAACTGTGCACGAAAGGCGACCGAATCAAAAGTATGTTCGGCCATGATGAGACACCTTATTTACGGTTGCGACGGCTGCCGGTTGGGGCAGGGGTTTCGATGACCACGGGGGTGGTTGTCGGTGCTGCAACGCCTTCTGCAATGTAGTCGTTCGGGGTGTCGGGTGCCGAGTCGTCGCGGCCTTCCATGCCAGCGGCTGCCAGGTCGGCGTCACGGATGTCAGCAACGGCGTCAATGGTGATGAAACCGTTCTTCTCGTGCATGATGAAAGTTGGGTCGGTCTTGAGGAATTCATAATCCTCTTCACTGACTTGGGTGCCGATACCGCGCGGGGTCAGAATGGTGCGGCGGTCTGCGACGTTCGCGCCACCTTTAATGGTGACTTCGCGGCCGGCAATGCTCAGACCACCGGGGGAGAGTTTCCAGTCTGTATAGGTCACAGAACCGGTCATAGTCGAAAAAATCAATGGCATGTCAAAGCCCTGCTGTTATTGAAGTAAGGGCGCCCAACATAGCACGCCCTTGACGATTTGTTAAACGCCAGTGTAGCGATACACGGCGAACGGACGGGTCACCATCACACCGGCCAGGGCGTTGGTGTAGTCTTCAACAGTGGTCTTTACGCGCTTCTCGATACCCAGCGGGGTAACCTTGGACGCGATCAGTTGTTGGATGACTTGGCCGGCGTCATCACCGGTCGACTCTACCTTTTCAGCGTACAGGTACGCCACGTTCGCACCGCCGTTGGCTGCGTCAAGTTCTGGCGCGTCCTCAGTGCGAACGTTCGGGTAGTTTTCCTTGAGCCATTCGCCCACGGTGGTGGTGCCGAGTTCGTTAGGGATGCTCAGGAACTCGATGACGCTGGTGCCGGTAGCCAGGGTGATAGGCGCCTTTTTCGGGTCGATGTTGCCGCCCGAGCGGGTACGCAGAGCCGCGAAACCGGTACGCAGGTCGCGGATGATTTCGAGGAAGGTTTTATCCATCCACTTGGTGGAACCGCCAGCACCGGCCGGCACGGTGGCATAGGCCAACAGACCCGGGTCATTGAGCAAGCCGTAGGTGCGGTTGCTGCCGTTGTTGTAGCCGAAGAACCCCAGGCGGTTGCGGGAGATTTCCAGCGCCATCATGGCCGCGTCACGCTTCTCACCGGCAGCGTTGTCACGCATCAGTGCGGCACGGGCGTCTTCCAAAGCGCCAACCTGAAAACCTTGCTCGTAACGCACAATGTCGCGTTCTTCAAAGGTTGGGTTGTAGCTGGAAAACGGCACGTTGCCGTGGTCGCTGTACGGCTGCGCGGCGCCGACACTTTCCATGATCTTTTGAACCACAGAGCCCATTTCCCACGAGCCCACAACACGCTCACCCAGCAGGTCGTCAATTTTACGAGCGGCCGTGAGAATGCGAATGGTGCCAGGTAACCACGCCTGCGTGAACTGCAGCAGGGTCGCAGACGACGGCGTGGTAATCATGTTGCCGTCCATCGCAACAACCATGCGGGTGATGTCGTGCGCGGTGATACCAACGCCGATGGAATCCAGGCCCAAGCCTTGAATACCGTGAGCGCGGATTTCGTCAGGGGTGATGTTCATCACGCCAACATTCCGGGCGTGGGTGGTAGAGCGGATGCGGCTCGGTTGCAGATGTGCCATGTTCGCGGCGTCCCTTAGTTGGTCAGTTTGATGCAGATGACGTCGCCGCCAGCCAGGTCAGTACCGATGCGGTAAACAACGGCATTCGGAACGGCCAGGCTCAAGGCAGGCACTGCGGTTTCAGCAGGTACGGTTGCAATCACACCGGTTGCGATGGTGTAAATAACCTTGTCGCTGATTTGAGCCGGGGCGGCAACAGACACCCACACCATGCCCATTTCGGTAAAGCTTGCCAGGCTGCCAGGCTTGACCAGCAGGCTTGGGGCCAGTGGACCACCGGCTGCGGTGCCGTAGTTGATCAGCTCTTTTGGGTTGCCTGCGATACCACCAAACTGCAGGTCGACGTTGCCCGCAGTGTCGCCGCCAGGACCGTACAAGCCGGTGTCGCGGTTCTTGGTGAAGTAGCGGCCGAGCACGCAGTTAGCTGCGGTGGCTGCAGGGTCGATGGTGCCAGGGGTCACGCGCAGCGGGCCGTCAAATGCCAGCTCGCCGGGAATGCCAACACCAATATCTTTGTTCACGGTTTGCTGAAACATTATGCTTTGCTCCGTTCGGCCAGTTTGGTAGCCATCAGCGATGGTTTCGCGTCGGCGGCGTCTTGTGCAGCAACCATCCCGTTGCGCACGGTGGTGTCTTTGCTCGGGTCACCCTTCGCAGCCAGGTAGCCCTTGAGGGTTGGAATTTCCGAACCCTTGTCGACGTTAAGACCAAGCTTCTTGACGCCGTACGCGGCAATCTCGGCTTCGGTCTTGTTGGAGTGGTCGAACACACCGACATGGGGTTTCAGCTTGGCAGCCAGTGCCGCGCCGCGCTGGATAGCTTGGAACTGTTTCCTGACGCGGGATTCAACCGCAGCATCCATTGCGGCAACGTCGGCGGCAGCATCCTTGGCTGGAACTTCCGGGTCTGCATCCGCTGCAGGTGTTTCAGGGTCGGCGTCGGCCGCTGGGGTTTCCGGGTCTTCGTCCGCTGCAGGTGTTTCAGGGTCGGCGTCGGCCGCTGGGGTTTCCGGGTCTTCGTCTTCAACAACGACGTTAGCCGGGTCAGCAGGCGGTGCCATTTTCTTGATGGCTTCACCGAGTGCAGCCAAGAGTTTCAGGATTTCATCCATCGCGGGAATACCTTTAGTGTCGTTGTGGTCAAGAACTGCAACGGTTGGCCCCATCCGCCCGTCATCAACTGACGCTAAGTGGTTGCCACGCAGATTCCTTTGTATTAAATCATACTTCTCGCCTTTGTACTCACCCGGTGCCCATTCGTAAGCGCACAGGTAACCGAGTGACAACGGGGTCTTGCCGTTTTCAACTTCATTGCGGTGAGCTTCGGAAAACAACTTGATGTTTGAATAGACCGTATCGTCTGTGTCGTCAAACACAACTTGCTCACCCGTCACACCACCAATGCCTTTTTGCTCGGGGCGCATGTAGCCAGACTCATCACCACCAAGCATGGTGTGGTCATTGATCCACGGCAGCAGCGAGCAACTAAAAAGAAACTCAGGCTTGGCCAGTTCCTCAGCAGGGCGCAACACCATGTAGACCTTTTCAGGGTCCAAGCTGTGTTGCTTGATCATGTCTTCACCCAGGCTTGAGCCCAGGTATGGGAAAACACCGGCACGGCTGATTGGGTTGCGCGCAACTTCAAACCATCCGTTGAAGTCTTCAATGCGTTGCGTGCTTGGCATTATTCGTCGTCCTCATCGTCGAACGTAACTATTGGTCGCATTGTACAGCGGCAGTTGTAATCGTCACCAGGCAATCCGCGCTCACCTGTTCTCTGGTCAATGACAGGCGGGTCATTGATGTCGAATATCCCGCCGTTCAACCCACCCTGTGCAGGCGTGTGTAGGTGATATGGGCGCGGCTCTTGGCTTCCCCCGGTATGTACCCACTCAAACTTGGTGACCCCATTGGCCCGCATACGCTCGGTGTTGATCGCAGTATAAGCCTTGCGCGTCTGATCCAGGGCCACAAGCTGAGCGTGTCGCTTGGCTTCACCATACCGCTTTTCCATCGCGGGCTGCAGGTCGGCAAGTCCTTTGCCTTTGGTGAGCGAATTGTTGACGTCTTCTTTCACCTTGTCCAAGAACTCAGCCGGGATGCGGGTGATCAGGTCAACGTTCTCATCAATGCGCCACTTGATAGCCTTCTTGACCTTCGGCGTGTTTTTCATGTTCAACGTCAGGTCAGCGCTTGTGGACTTCAACGAGCGCTCAAGGTTGGTGGTTGCGTTGCGGTCGACCCGCGTTAGAAACCCCGTGGCCAACGGGCCTGCAACCTTCGCAAACTTGTTGGCCAGCTTCTTGCGCAACCGTGACCAAAAATCCTCTTCTGCGTCTGCCGCAGCAGTATTTTTAAACTCGGCTAAAACTGCCTGCTCCACTTCCTTGTGCATTTCCGCAACCAGCGCCTCAAGCTCACGAGCATAGGCAGCACCCACGCTCACCGAGGGCTTGAGGGTTAGCGCCCGCTTGGACTCAGTGCCCAGCGGGTCGACCTTGCGCACAAGGCGAACTTTCTTTTTCACAGGGGCGACCCGCTGTCAGCGTCAAAATAATCCGACTCACCATAACCGCCCTCAATCAACTGAGGTGGCACACCGTCCAGACGCGCAGCCTCAAGCGAGTGGTGGCCGTCGATGACCACGCGGTATTTCTTGCCGGTCACAACATCCATAATCACCGGGCTCACCTGTACGTCGTAATCCTGAGTACCCCGCTTGCCCTCGACAATCGCAGGGTCAAGGCGCAGTTGGTTGGTGATTAGCTGCGGTTCATCCTCAGCAGCGTCAAAGCCTGGCTGTGCTGGTGCCACCGGGGCGCCAACCTTGGGTGCGTCAGGTTCGCCGTCTGCATCCTCATCAGGACGCAGCGCCTCAGCGATCCCGGTGTAACCGCTATCCTTGTCAGCCCGCACGCGGTCGCGTTCGTCGTAGCCGTCCAGGGCGCCAGACGTAACCAGGGCTTGGCCTGTCTGTGCTTTGAGAAGATTGATTTCTGCGTACTCTTTGGCGGTCGGGGAGTCCAGCGGCGCCCAACTGATCACCGTTTCCAGCGGCTGCCACTCAACGTCACGCTTGCGCATGGCCGGAAGTACCACGCTGTACATCAAGAGCTGATGATGACGCTCAGCAAGCTCAGTTGGGGCGCCTGACTGGATTGACTCAAGTTCCTCGTGGTAGCTCGCCTCATCGTATTCACCGGTTGCGTTGAAACCCTTTGGTGCGGTCATCAACAGCTTGGTGCCTGGCACGTTGGCAGTGGCCGCGACCAACTGGAACTGCGACATGATCACAACGTCAAGGTCTGCCAGGGTCGTGTCAAACTGGGTGTACTTGTCCTCTGTGTCGCCAATGGTCACCGCATAGTTGCTCTGCAGTTCCGACACTTCGGCCAGGCGCGCGCCGTACTTGGGACCGAGGGCGATACCCTCTTCAAGCTCGGTTTGCAGGATCATCGTACGCTTGGTCAAGGCGAGTTGTGGCGCCTCGTTGGCGGTGCGCTCTGCAGCGTAGACCCGCTCAAGCAGCTTTTGCGGAACCGGGATACCACCGTACAGGTACGCAGGTTTGAGGATGTCGATAACGTCCCCTTCCCGGTAAATCACCAAGTGTGAACGGTGATAGCGCTTGCCATTAATCACCCAATATTTGGGCTCATAAAAATGCATGCTCGATGGGTCACCGCTCCCCTGCGTGTCCAGCTCGGGGATACACCAATATGGGTCGACCTGCACAATCCCCTTGTAGCTGCCAGGCGTCACCGAGTCGATGTTAAACGGCAGCTCGTAGTATTGCGGGTCAGTGCTGTCAACCTGAAAGAACGCAATGCGAATGCCGAAAATTTTACCCTTGTAGATCAGCTCAACAAGGTTCTTGTGCAACTTGAAACGCTTGTCTAGACGCTTGATCAGGTTAAGCACTTCGGGTGCGTCAAGGTCACCGCCGTCAGGGGCATGGATGTCGAACCCGTGGCGAACAGCATCACGCGCTGGCACCAAGCAGCACTTATCAATCAGCCAGTGTTGCGCAACCAGGCCCGCAAGTTGGTGACCGATAAACGTTTGGCTCAAGAACCAGTCAGTAATAGCAGCAGGCATCCCGCCCGCGCCGTCACTGCCAACCCCATAGCCGCTTTTGATGAACCCCGTTCCTTGACCCTCAGCGGAGTCAATGCCGTTATCCACGGTGCCGGTCTTCACAGGCTTTGGAGCCACCGCGAACAGTGAGCCCAGGTATTCACCAACGCTCTTGGTCGGCTCGCCGGCTGGCAGTGCGTCAGTCGTGAACATCTTAGAGCGGCGTGGTGCCGGCTCATCGGGCTCATCAGCGGGGATAGGGTCGGCGGTTGGACCAAGTAACCAGCGCCACAAACGTTTGAACATGGTGAACCCTCTTAGAAGCCTGAGCGGCGTGCCCGCTTGGAATATAGAATCATGCAGGCGTCAGCATAGTTTGGCGAGCGTGAGCCCTGCGGCGCCTTGTCAATCAGGATCTTACCACTACCGTTCTGCATCCATGTTGGTTGGCTGAGTTCCTGGCACAACTTATCAAACGCTTTCTTTTCCATCGCGTCTTTATCAAGGCTGATAATTTCGTCAGGGTCGTACGGCAGCCCCTGGACAACGGCGCGATAGGTGAGCTTGAAGCGAGTCATCAGGCGCCACCATTCTTGCGCTTTACGGTTCGCAAAGAAATCCTCGTTGGTGCGACCCTTCACACCATGCTCACCCTTGATGATTTCTTTCTCTGCGTCAATGACCGCACCCGAGCCCCGGAAAGGACTCACCTTCTGCTTGTTCTTGGCGCGCTTCTCGTTGAGTACCCTGGCGTCACCGCGAATGCCAGCACCCAAGCCGTCACTGTCAAAGTCCCAATCGTTTAAATGGTTAGCGTCGGCAAGGTTAAAGGCGCGCGCAGCCGTGGCAAACGTGTCAGACCCAACGCCCGACCAGGCTTCAATGCCCTGCATGACCACGCCGTGTCGCCAGCCAAAGGCGTTGAGGTCAATACCCTCGTCAGCAACGTCAAGCGCACCACGTCGCTCACCGGTTGGCTTGATGCCAAGCTTGATGTGCGCATTGACTGCAGCCTGCACCCACTCGCTAGGGATGAGAATCCCCGACTTGGACGCTGTGAAGTTGAGGTCAATTTCTTGCGCAATGATGATTGGGTTGTCCAAGTCCTCACACTTCTTGGCGTACCACTCGTCATCCTTGCGCGGGTCGTCTCGCCAGTGGAAGCGAAACACCCGGCGCTCAGGCCAGTTGTGCACCTTGTCAGCAAACGGGTTGTCGCGGCCGTTCACAGAGCTGACAGATATTCGGCAGTTGGTCGTTGCTGACAATGCAGCGTCAATGAGTTGCGGGCGCGGCTGAAAGGCTGATTCATCGTCAAAGAACAGGGCGGTACGACCACCCCGACCGATGTTGTCACCAGCCTCACCAATCATGATGCTCTGCGTTTCGGGAATGTAGATTTTCAGGTGGCTTGAGTGGTCCTTGTTGGTCGACTTGAAACCGCCCCGGAATTCCTCGGGCAAGTGGTCGATAAACATCCGCCCTTTATAGAAGAGGGTTGACGGGTCGCCCACCTTGTCTACCAAGTCCTCCTTGCGTGAGCCGTAGCCGATGCTCATGTTGTTGCGCATCAAGCACAGCGTTGCACCGAGCTGCTGACAGACCACCGATAAACCCATGTCCCGCGACTTGGGTGCAACGCCAGACTCACCGGCTCGCCAGCGCTCAAGCACCCACTCAATAAAATCAAGCTGCTTTGGGAATAGGATCATTGGCACGACCGGCGAAAGCCCGCGCTCAATCAACCGGGGGTCATAAGTAATGCCCCAATCACTGATAAAGTCGGCAGGGTTCTCGCGATAGTGCAGCTTTAGCGCGGGGATGATTTCAGGCTTCTTGCGAATAGCGGCCAGGTTGTCTAGCCGCTCTTGCAGGATGCCCCGGTAATCGGGCTGCTTCCAATCCATCAGCGATCCTTAGCAATGCTGCCGATTATCGCCAGGTCCAATAGCACCGGCAGAACCAATAGCCAACCGCTCCAATTGGCAACAGTCATGTCAAGAACCAAATACGCAGCAATGGTTATCATCGCAAGTCACCTGGCGTGATAGGAACGTCACGAATTCGCGTGACGACAATCAGCATATGCGCACGCTGAATAACAGCAACGATGTTGAATGATAGACGTCTCATAACTCCACCTTCTCTATCCAGTTCCAGCAACCAGGCTCATCACCCTTAACGCACCGGCAGTTCTCACCAAGCTCGCAAACGTGAGCGATGGCCACGGGCTCACGGTACGCATCAAGGCCGTCATTGTCACGGTGCAGTGGTTGCTGCTTACCAGCACAAAAGCATTGGTGATAGTCAAGGTTCGCACCGCAAGAACCGCACAGGGTTGGAACCTTGACAGACGCCAACAGCTCTTTCAGATACTCAACGTCTTTGCGCTCATCGTTGTTCATTGGTCGGCCTCTTCTCGATACGTGATTGTCGGGTGCATCACATAATCAGCAACGACATGGTAAAAACGCCGATGGTGTTCAATGGCCGCAACAAACACGTGGAACCGCTCACGCTTACCAATCCATGCGCGTGTGATGCCCGAGCGGCCTTTGCAGAATTCAATAGCGTCTTGCAGCGTTTTAAAACCGTCATCCTCATAGTTGAGGTGGTCCAGTTGTCGAGCCATCACACCACCCCAACAGATTTGCAAATGTTGTTGAGCGCCTGGCTGCGTTGGTGGTCGCCCTTCTGCGCGTACAGGATTGCCATTGCTTTGAGGTCAGGCGCCAACAAGGCCAGCACATCGCGCAGGGTGATAGCCTCAGACGACACTTTGCCAAACTCGCGGTTGCGCTCTGTTAGCTGCGCGTTAGCCTCAGCAAGCTCACCCTCCAATGTTGCCACCAGATCCTCTAACCCCCTCAGCCTATCGTTTACCTCATCGACAGATTTTGCTTGCGCGCTCTGAAAGCTGTCATCACCCAACGTTGCATCCAACAGAACGTTTGCCACGCTCATCAACTTGAGCGATTCAATCTCAGCATCAACGCCCGCAGCCGCATAGAGCACGGTTCCCGCTGGCAGGTATTGCGATATTTCGTCGCTTGTGCCTTCGGGGCAGTGCGGGTTCTCGTTCACTGTGTACTTTTGCATTGTCATCCCCTTGCGTTGCTTTTAATGAACTGCGCGTAAAGGTTCGCAGCTTCCACCGGGTCGGTGGGCAGTGGCATAGTAGCACTTAATAACGGTCCACCGTCAGCCCCTGCAACCTGCAATTTGTCAGGCATCATTCCAAAGAACTTGGCCAGGTTGGCAAGCGCTGCATCTTGGTCGCGCGTCATAACCTGCATGCCCTGAGCGGTCTGCTTGACACCAGCGTACAGCCGGCGCCCTGCCCTGCTCAATTTCCGGGTGTCAGCAAAGAACGTATCAAGGTGGCCCTCACCTTTGCACTCGGTGCACTCAGGGTGCGGCCGAAACGTGAAGTTGAACCCATAGCCGCCCTCATCGCTCGGGATGGTCTGCTTACCCTTGGCCTTGAGAGCCTGGCCGAGCGCATAGGCAAATTCGTTCTCGTCCTTCCACTGGTAATGGTGACCACGGCCGTAGCAGTGGCGGCAGCACCGCCGCAAATTGCTCATCAACTCGTTAGGATCAGCGGTAGCAATGTCCGTCCAAATCTCAACGATGTCTTGAATTCCAAATTTCAATTCTTTCTCAACAGTTTTTTTCGCAGCGTCAAGCGCAGCTTTTACGTGCTTGCGAGCCTTCACAGTCCCAGCACGTGACGAAATCTGTAAATCTGAGAGCCCTGCACAACTGAAAGCTGCGCGGTACGCATCAGCAGGTTTGCCACACTCAACGAGTTTTTTGACAAAGAGAGCCTCTAGCTTGCTCAAATTCTTCTTTTTCATAAATTCACCCAAAAGGTTACAAGTTAGGGTTACAAGCTCGTAACCTCTACAGCCCTTATAAACCGTGGCCTGCAGAGAAAAGGTTACGGGTTACAAGTGGAAAAAATTTAAATACACATAAAAACGGAACATACGACATGACTCATGATGACCACCTATACACATACCTATCAACTCACATAC